AATTTACTTCCGCAGATTAGTAATGCGGCAAAGTCAGCAGTCGCTGATGCTAGAATGCGAGGCGGTGGCTTCAGCAAAGCAATGGCAGGTGCATAATGGCGGCGTTTCCCAATGTAGGCTTTACTTCAATGACCATGCGCTTGCGTTCAGCAACGGCCATAAGTCAATCGACGTTTACTTACGATCAGCAGGTTTATCAGCATCAGGGTGTCAGGTGGGAGGCAGAAGTCACGCTACCACCAATGAAACGGGCAGACGCCAAGCAGGTAGAGGCGTTCTTTGCCAGTCTAAGGGGACAAGCTAACACCTTTACCCTTGGCAACCCTTTACACAATACGACCGCCACAGGGACAGGCACGGGCGCTGTGAACGCAACTACACTGACAGGCTCATTTACTGGCGCTGTTGCAGGTGATTACTTCGAAATAAATAGTGCGCTTTACATTGTCACTGAAGTAAATAGTTCATCGTCTATTGATATTATGCCACCGCTCAGGGCCGCGGCATCAAGCGCCGCACTAGACTTTACATTGCCTAAAGGAACGTGGCGGCTTGCCTCTAATGAAATCGGATGGAGCATCAATCAGGCTAGTCTGTACGGTTTCACTTTTGCTTGCGTTGAGGCTATATGAGCAGGTCATTGACATCGGGGATGCAAACGGCAGTTACCGCCGACCTAGTGCGTCCAATAGTCCTCGTACAGTGTGCATTCGATTCAGGCAATTTGAATCTATGGAACGGCATAGGCGACTTGACTGTTAGCAGTGTTGACTACGTTGGCGCTGGCACTTTGTTGTCTATTGGAGAAATTGCAGAGTCATCCGAGCTACAAGCTAACGGCATTACTGTAACCCTGTCAGGCATTACTGATCCACTGTTAGCAAAGGCGCGTGATGAAGATTACCAAGGCCGCGAGCTAAAAGTATTGCTTGGCGCTATGGACGCAAGCAACGGTGTCATCACTAGCCCTGTCGTCATTTTTAGCGGCTTTATGGACACGATGGTCATCAATGACTCGTCTGAAACTGCGACGATACAGGTGGCCGTGGAAAACCGCCTCATTGAGTTTGAGCGCACCCGCGTAAGACGTTACACAGCCGAGGACCAAAAAATTGATTACCCAAATGACAAAGGTCTTGAGTTTGTTGCTGAGATGGCTGAAAAAGAGATTGTTTGGGGTAGAAGTGGCGTTATGACTTACTCAAGCCAAGATGATGAGCGCGACCCAAGCAACATGGGCAGATAAGAGGGCGACAAAATGGAATTTGCATTAGAAAACTTAGCGAAAGTGAGGCGTGAAATTGAGCCGCTGTTAGAAGAGCACTGGAAAGAAATCGCCTTAGATAAAGAACTGATCAAGTTAAATCCTGACTGGGAAGGCTATGCGAGACTCGATGGTATTAACGCTCTGCGTGTGTACACGGCACGTAAAGACGACAAGCTAGTTGGTTACTTTGTGGTCATCGTCAACAAGTCACTGCACTATCGTGACCACCTTTTTGCCAACAACGACATCATTTACCTGAGAAAGTCCGCACGTAAAGGCTTAACAGGTATAAAGCTGATTAAATATGCCATTGACTCACTAGCGGCAGAGGGCATCACAAAGCTACACGTAAACACAAAAGCGCATCAACCCTTTGACGCAATCCTCGAGCGATTGAATTTTCAAGAGATTGAGCGCGTTTACTCTTTAGTATTGAGGTAAGTAAATGGCCGTCAGTGCTATAGCAGGTTTAGTCAGCGCAGTAGCAGGCGGTATTGCCACTGGATTTGCGCTCGGCACATTTTTAACTAGCTTCGCAATCGGTGCTGGCTTGTCAATGGTGTCTCGTGCGCTTGCACCAAAGCCCAACATCGGCGAGCAAATGCGGGGTTTAAGTCAGACGACGCGCAACCCTGCTGGTACTCGTAAAATTATTTACGGAAAAATGCGAGTTGGCGGCAACGTGGTTTTTATCGCGCACTCTGGTAGTGACAACAAATATCTGCACTTGGCTGTCGTGTTTGCTACGCATCATATCAATAGCTACGAAGAGGTTTGGTTTAACGACAACAAGATTTGGACTGCCAGCGGTGGATTCCAAGGTGACTGGGGTACATACGTCACAATGGATACCACAAAGCTCGGCACATCAGGACAGACTGCTTCGACCGTACTTACGCCTATAACTGAATGGACGACCGATCATAAACTTAGCGGAATAGCCTATATAGCTTTTAAGTTAGAGTGGAATCAAAACAAGTTTCCTCAGGGTGTCCCCAATATTACGGCAGTGATTAAAGGCAAGCGCGTATTCGACCCGCGCACCAGCGTGACTGCTTATAGTACAAACCCTGCGCTTTGCTTGCGCGACTATATGCTTGACCAAGACTATGGATTGGGTGAAAGCAACCTAAACATTGACTCGACTGCACTTGAGGCGGCGGCTGATCTTTGCGATGAGCAAGTGGCAAAAGATGGTGGCGGCACACAAGACCGATATCAATGTAACGGCGTCGTCGAGACTGCAAATCAAATCAAAGCCAATATCGAGCAGTTGCTGTCGTCGATGGGCGGCAAGCTGACCTACTCGGGCGGAAAGTATTTTATTGATGGAGCAGAGTACAAAACGCCAACGCATACTTTTGCAGAAGCAGACATTATCAGCGAGATACAGACGCAGACAAAACAGTCACGTAGAGGCATCTACAACGGCGTGAAAGGCATCTTTGTATCAGAGGAGAAGAACTACAAGGTATTGGATTACCCTGCTCAGATTAGCTCTAGCTACGCCACAGAGGACGGCGACCCTATTTTTCTAGATATGCCTCTACCTTTTGTGACCAATAACCTACAGGCACAAAGATTGGCTAAGATTGCATTGCTAAGATCGCGACAGCAAGTCGTCATAACGATGACGGTAAACCTAAAGGGCTTACAGGTTAAAGTAGGTGACACAATACAGGTTACGAATGACCGTCTGGGGTATAGCTCTAAAGTATTTGAGGTGATTGACTATTCCCTAGCAGTCGGCGATGGACAGGCACTTGCGGTCCACCTTGTTTGTATAGAGACGGCCTCTGCTATTTACGACTGGACGACCTCAGACGAAGCAGACTTTTTGTCGGGCGGTGAACTGGACTTATACGACGGTAGGACGGTCGATAACGTCACCAGCCTTACACTTACTGAAATAGGTCTACGCGGCCCCGATGGTGGCGTTAGTTCATCTGTGCAACTGGCATGGACTGCGCCTGACGACGCTTTTATTGGTTTTTACAAAATACGCTATAACAAAACAGGCACGACCAACTACTTTGAAGTACAGTCGCGCGAGACTAATGTTTTTATTTCTGGCTTAGACGTTACATCTAACTATGATTTCCGTGTGCAGGCAGAAAACTTATTAGGTGTGACCAACACGGGTACTACACTAAGCAATCAAGCACTAAATGGAGACACAACAGGCCCTAGCCCTGTAACAAATGTCGTCGTCACAAGCACGATAAAAACTCTGGTTGTTGAGTGGGACAATCCCTCTGATATTGATTTAAAGCACATTAATATTTATGCCGATGACAATGGTGTAAGCCAACCAGCGACTCCGATCGCGCAAGTAAGCGGCACAGAATATATCTATGCGGCAAAAACAGGCGAGGGACTAAATTTCAGGAAATATTTTTGGCTTGAGGCAGAAGATTACTCGGGCAATAAATCCACAGTCTCTGGCCCGCACAATGAATTAATCCTGCTTCCAAAGGCAGAAGAAATAGACGGCGATGTGACAGAGGTGTTGTCTATAAGCGTTTTCGTCTACCCAAATCATAGCGTGCCAGAAGGGGTGGGAAATAAAGACACATTCGCTGAATTCACAATACCAGCCCCTGAAGAGTCAGTAAAAAAGTATGCGAGCCTTAATGGAAAAATCAAATATGTACCTAGCACTACTCTTGATGAGTGTCTATTTGTCCTAGAGTTCGAGCGGAAAAGCAAAGGAGAGACGAGCGGGACAAGCCTTGGAAGCATCGTTGGCTCGGGTACAACAGGCCAACCCTTTACTCACTATGTCGAGGTGAGCGGTAATTACACAAAAGAAGTCGACGCATACGGCGGCATTGCAACAGCTCAAACATCACCAAGCGACGTAAGCAGTCCGAAGCACGTAGAGTTTAAAAGCTCTACTGACAGAACTAGAATTATTTATGGTGGGTCGAACAGTTCAACACCGACATACACGTCAGGCACTCTTTATTACAATGCTGATAGATGGCTTTCGAGCGGCACATACCTTGATGATGCGGCTGGTGCACAACGATTTGCCATACCAGACGTCGGCGGGTTGTCTACAACAATCACTTTACCCTTGAATCAGGCATTAGCGAAAAGCTCTGCGGCAGAAGATTATAGAGTACGAGTGCATACACTAGGGCGAGCCACTGGCACATTAAATTTATCTGCTATTGATAGCCAAGTTTTCCTATTGTCGTGAGGTTTGCATGTCCATAATTGCTGGGTATACCAAAGAAAGTGATGGAGAATATATCGTTATAGGTAGTTTTGACACCACGGCATTAGCGGAAAGCGCGCTCGATACAGACACATCGACTGACGTCAAAGAGTACTGGATAGCATCTTTTATAAATTCAGAAACTAACGAGCCGTATGTCTTAGGTTACATTGATGTGTGAGATAATAGCGGTCTAGGAGGACTCATGACTATCAACTTAGTGCAGGGTGACACTGGCCCACAAATTAAAGCAACCATTACGCGTGACAGTTCGTCTGAAAACTTGTCGGGTGCTACTGCTGTTTTACGTTTTCGCAAGAAAAAAACCACCGCTGTTTTATTCACGTTGAGCAGTGTTAGTACCAGTGATCAGTTGGCCGCAGGTGAGCTTTATTTTGCATTCAGCTCAGGACAGCTAGACCTCGACGAAGGTTTTTACGAGGGCGAAATTGAGATAGTAAACAGCGGCGTCAGAGAGACGATCTATGAGGTTGTGGACTTTTTCCTACGCGAAGATTTCGGCTAAGCGATGCGTGAACTCAAAGCCGCTGTCACTGCCGCTAGGTTATTAGCACAAGCAACAGGCAAAAAAGTCAGTGCGACATTAACCGATCTAGCACTTTACGCTACTGCAACTAGCCAGTCATTGAGTGCGGCTGTCACAGCTCTAGCTTTGAAGGCAGAGGTCGTTATCGGGTTTTTCTTGAGACAGTTCTTGGCCGCTGATGAAGCAAGCGCCACAGATGACCAAACACTTGATGTCACAAAGAACTTTAGCGAAACGCCAAGCCTTGTCGATAATGATGTAATTACATTACTAAAACGGGCAAGCGACTCAGGCGCGCTGACTGATGACGATGTACTCACAATCGTTAAGGGTTTGACAGAAACACCAGCCGTGACAGAAGCGCATATATTTGCCCTCACAAAGCATTTAACTGATAGCAGTACTCTTACGGATACGCCATCAATACGACCCACCAAGGCGCTTGCAGAGGCTCCTAGTGCCAATGATGATGACATACTAGACTTCACAAAGGTTGCAGGAGACGACATAGCACAAAACTATTGTGATCAGTCCTACTT